GCACAGAATCTAGAACAGCTACTTGGTAAGACAGCCGCACTAAGTGGTGGAATTGGAGACGCTACTTCATTTATGAATGATGGATCACCGCAAGAGGATATTGGAGGCTTATTAGAGGAACTGGGATTTGAGAAGCATGGAAATGAAGTATTGTATAATGGTGCGACAGGTGAGCAGATACAGGCTAATATTTTTATAGGACCAGTATATGGAATGCGTTTGAAGCACATGGTGGAGGATAAATGGAATGCGCGTGGTAAGGGTCGCAAAGAGGTAAGAACGCATCAGCCGACGGGCGGCAGAGGCGCACAGGGAGGGTTAAAGATTGGAGAGATGGACCGAGACGCAATTATCGCACATGGTGGAATGGCATTTGTAAAGGAATCATTTATGGAACGCGCAGATATGGCCAAATTCCCAATTTGTGTAGCATGTGGAACAATTCCTATTTATAATCCTCGTCTAAACATCGCAATATGCCCCCTATGTGATGGACCTGTTAAATATATGGGTGATACTATACATAATCTTGAAATCCTACCGCCACTTGGCCGCCCTAAATCCAAGATTGTGGAGGTTGAAATGCCATATTCTACAAAGCTCTTATCACAAGAACAAGAAACATATCTTAATCTTACGATGCGCTATATAACAACTAGTGGAGTAGAATGTTTGAAGCCTCTTGAGTTCTCAGGTACATCAAGTGAAATAATAAAGGAGTTGCCAAGATTGATATTACCAGAAACGGTTGTTCCAGCATATATAGAGGAGGTGCCAAAAGCGGTATTAACGGTGGAGCAGTTACGTACAATGGGATCACAGCTTCAATTAATGACAGAACAAGAAAGAGCTGTGGCAGACACGTTATTAGAAGAGAGTGCTGAAGGGATAGAAATGGAACAAAATGCGCAAATGAATGCGATGGCACAATTACAGAATACAGGTCAGGCTTTTGATATAGGTGAAGGGTCAAATCAAGTTATGATGCCAGTAGAACCAAATCAAGTACAACAGGGTGGATTAGAAATACCTAGTAATATTCAAATGATACAAAGTGCTGGTATGCTACCACCTAACTTTTCTAGTACTCTTGGCGGTGAAGGGCCAGTAAGAGGGCCACAAGTACCTGGTGGCGGACCAGTTATAACTGTAAGAACAGACGCAGAAGCAATGATGGCAGATGGTCTAATGGGAGCAGGAATGAGTCGCCAAGTAAGAAGAAATCCATATAGAAGTTTTGGTGGAATGGGGCAAATGGGACAAATGGGACCTATGGGACCAGCAGTTCAACGATATACGCCAATGGAAGGAGGAGGGTCAGGGGGTGGTATAACGATTACAAAACTTGAATAGAAAATTGACAACCTAAAATTCAGACGTGTTGATTAGGAAAATGAACGATAACTTTATATTTATTGACAATGTCTACCGCAGTCGTCAAACACTGTTAGATATCCTTGAAGATAGAGGCTATAATGTTGAAAAGTATCGTAAATTCTCTCCGGCCGAGGCTACTGCTGCGGCAACCGCATTTCCAAGTCTAAGTTTTAAGGTTCCAAAGAAAGATGATGAAACTAAAATTTGCGATGTACGATATGCCAATATTAGTCGTCAAAAGCTTGATACATTCTTTAATGATATTGATGATGCTGACACGGAGAATACCGAAGTAATCGTAATGATGATGGGACCTGTATCAGACGCACATCATGTGGTAGCATTGAAACAATATATGAAACTAAAAGAATCTGGTGAGAAGGAACGACGAAAGTTACGTGTATCATTCTTCAGCATTGAGACTATAGTAATTAATCCTATGAAGCATGTACTTGTTCCAAAGCATCAAATTGTCCCACCTGAGGCGCATGCTGAACTTATGAGTTCACTATATATTACTGTAAAGACAAAGCTTCCTGAAATTAAGTTTCATGTAGATCCGATAGCACGATGTATTGGTGCGGTGCCAGGCGATATTGTAAAAATTACTCGCCCGAGTGGATCAGCGGGAGAATCAATTATTTATCGTTTATGTGCCCCGTAATTGCGTCATAAGTAACAACAAGTAATAATAAATAATAAAAATAGCAAAAATCATAATTAGACTATAATTATAATTTTTGATATTATTTGCCATAGTATTTTGTCCTTGGGATTACCAGAAGAATCAATGTCGTCTTGGATTCAAAAAAGAGCTGAATTTCAAAAACAATTTGATGAGCTTTCTGAAGAGAATATTAACGGATTAATTAAAGACTTAAATACGGCGGTTGGTACTTATATTTCACAAGGTGGTCTTAGCCAGGATCCTAATAATAATCCAAATTATACAACTATTGCTAAGCTTACACAAAGAGCTGAAAATATAAAACAAAGATATTCAACATTAAACAATAATATATTACTACATTTAAAAAATAATGCCAGAGATACTAATATAACAGGATTATTAACTGAAAATGGAGAATTACAAAAGCAAATTAATCGCTTAGAAAAGATTCAAAGTGAAATGAAGATTGATGTTGAAAGCTCAGTAGCAAGAGACAAATTACTCCGGTCTCGCGATACAGCTGTAACACCGCATCAGCTTTTTATATTAGATAGACCCTTAAGAAAGGGATTAATACCCTATTTATGGGTAATTTCTGTTTTATTTATTGGTATAGGAATTGTATTATTTAAAACGATTATGCCACCTCTACAACTAGATGTTTCTACAACTATGACTGCTTCAATTTATTATATGATAATGGAGTTTATTACAAATAAGGTAGTAGTTGGTTCATTAATAGCATCAGCATTAATTGTAATTTTATTTTTATCATTAAAAGCGATGGGTTTATTTGGAAAGTAAGCATAAAAAGTAAAGTAAATATAGTAGAATGGCGTCAACCGATAGTGAATTAAATCAGCTATATCCAAAAGGTTTATTACCAGGCTCTCCGCCATCTGCCTCCGATAGAGATGCTAATGGAATATTAAAACCAAAAACGGTGGAGGATATTATTAAAAATTTAAAATCACAAGGGATTATTCCAATATTAACATCAGGAGATGATTATGAGTCATTTGTATCAAGACAAGATGAATTATTAAAAAATATTAATGCCGAATATGTATTTTATGAATCAAGATATAAATCAGCACTTAACAATCTTTTTAATACAATAAGAGAGGGATATTTAAATAATACGGGGGATATTCAATACATAATTAACTCTAATTTATCAATAAGTCAAAACTTAAATAAGAAATTGAATGATTTAACACAGATTATAAATGGTGTTACAGAGGATATGTTAGCTTCAACTTCAGGATTAGAAGAAAAAATTAAAGCATTTGATAGACAAAATAGGGAACATCAAATTAAGTTACAAGAACAAAATAAAATAATTACATCTAGTCAAGCTACAACAGAATTAAATAAACAAATGGTTAAATTTACAGAACAGAAAGCCAAATATTCCAATAATTTACTTGGAATGTACAGTTTTCTAAACATTGTAGCATTAGGACTATTAGTATATGTTTATAAGTCAAGAAGTGAATAATATGATACTTATAATATATACTAAATATAATAAATACTAATTGTATATCATATCTGATTACAAATTAGTATTTATCTATTATAATTTCTTTAAAAGAACTAGGGAAATGGGTAATGATCTCAGTTCAATAATTAGTGAGACAAATCTTTTACAGGATGTAGAGTTGTCAACTGCGATAGGACAATTAAAACAAGATCCAGCACAGCTTCAGCAATTTTTACAAGATCAACAAGATAGAATTTATCAAGATGTTGTTAAACAAAAAGAGTCAACATTTCAAAAAGTCTACGGTGATTTAAGACGTGCTTCAGATTCACAAGACGCAGTTATAATGCTTGATAAACGCAGTCGTGAATTAGCTGATATTCAACGACAGGTATATGAAAATCAGGCAAAATCAGCTGGTGCGATTACAGAAGATAAGAATTTGGCTGAACGCAAATATGAAATGAATCAATGGTCTGTTGGTAACAAGAATGATACATTATTTGTCTTCTCTTCGCTTTTTATACTATTATCATCACTAATTCTTTTAACATTATTATGGCGTAGAATATTAATTAGTAGCGCATTATATGGCAGTCTATCAGGTCTTTTCATTTTAATCTTTATATTTATGGTACTATATCGTGCTAATTTTACAAATATTTTGAGAAATAATAGATACTGGAATAGACGTAACTTTGATGGCAAATATGGAAAGATCCCAGCACCACAGTGTATTGATGTTAATAAACTAGCTACAGATGCGGCTGATATGATAGATAATGCAGGAAATTATGTACAAAAAGGTATAAACTATGTATACTAAATACTTCTTCCGCCATAAATTTAGATTATTATAATATATTGATATAATTTTATAAAATATTATATCAGAGTAATAATAATATGGCAGATAGAAACTCAAAAGCAAATGTTTGTAAAGCAGTACCAAATGGTCTTGGTAATTTAAATACTAGCATTGATAATTGTACATCAGAAGTAGAAAAAAGTAGAAATAACAACTTTGCCACAGATACAGTTAAATTAGAACAAGACATAATATCTTTAAGAGCAACTACAAATGATACATTAATAATGGGTGATACTATGTTTGGACAATTTGGATATAATGATATTGCTAAACAAGTGAAGGAGCGCAATAATGATCTTAATAAGAAAAAGGCTAGTTTATCAAAAGAGATAGAAAAAGGAGAAGCAATAATTGATCGTTCAAATAGAGATTTTACAGATGTACATGATACAGTTCCAGAGCCACAGCCAGCAAAAACACTTCGTTTTATTGAGGATTATACTTTAGCTATTTTAACAATATCATATTTTTTTATGATTATAGCAGTTATTTATATCTATACAAGCACATCTGAATTTAAACTAATCGCATTTGGGAAATCTTTTGTAGGTAGTATATTCTTGACAATGTTCTTATTTATATTCCTATTTTATATAACATAATAAAAGAATAAAACAAAAAAACAAAAATATTTTTTAATATTATTTACTAAGATCTGTCATACTCTTCAACATCCGCATCATCCTCAAAGAGTCGCATTTGTCTGAATGTTTTCTTATCTGACGGTTCACCACATTTATCTGATAAACGTTTATAGAGTTCATTCTGAGATAGTTTGCGACCAACACCCCCGCCAATTGACTCATACCAGTTCTTATAAACGCGAAAGATATCTTTGATATTAGATTCATATCCACCCTTAGGAATCTCACGAATACGCGCATTCATAAACTTAGCAACAGAATCAAATGACTCCTGATACTTATTTGATTCTTGTGTTACAATACCAGGAATGGCGCCAAGTCCATAGGGGAGATATTCGGTCTTGTAAATATATACTAGACGAGACATGAATAAGGTTCGCCAGCGTGTAAGTTTGGCATCAAGTTGATTATCGCGAGGATAAATGTTAGATTTAGGTTCAGGTTCTTCAACTGCTGGATCAACGAATTTAGACTCAAACGGGATAGCGCGAACACGTCGCCAAGTACCTCTGTCCATCGTATTAATGGCAGGAAAGGCATTACACAACATAAAGATCTTACCAGAGATTTTAAACTTCGTTTGATCCTCAAATAGACCGCGCGCCTCTACATCATCTTCACCAGTAAATTGCTTCATACGAGAAGTATTAAGCGGCTCTCTATCATCGGGTTCAGCCATATAGATAAATCGCTTATTGCGAATAGCCATAATATCGGGATTAGCCGCACCAGAATCAGGTCGTTTACGAGTAAGCGCAGTAGATTGTAGAGAAGACGCATAATCACCCAGAGCCATAGACATGAGATCTACCAGTTTAGATTTGCCGTTGCCGCCAACACCAATCCATGTCTCATATGTTTGTTCTTTATTGGCACCCTCTAGACAAGAGGCAAGTTTGCGCCACATATATTTGCGTAACTCAGGCTTAGGAAAGACTTTGGACATAAAATCATCAATCTCCGCGTGAATCGGCGCCTGATCGTAATCGGATGGATTATACTCTACATAATCAATGGGGTCACAATTTTTAGTAACATACCGCCCAGCCATAAATGTTACAAAGTCATTTGGTTCTGCTTTGCGGAAATTAACATAGTATTCGTTTTCACCCGCCGCATTTGTACGAATCGCATGTAGATCAATAATACCATTATTAAATCCTACTAGGTACTGATTTGAGTTTAATTTGTGGGCGAATTCTTCTTCATAGAAGAGGCCAATACAATCTTTCATAACAGA